CGGTGTAGAATTGGACCACATCAATTGGGATGTTCCTTTTGCATATCACGATATTAACGCAATAAATACTGATATAATTGTTTCTATTGGTTGTGAGACTATGTATCCATTGAAAAATTTAACTACTGCAAATAAAGATTGTATCTTTGCTTGTCAGTCATCTAATGTTTTTAAAGAGATGTATGGCATTAATTGTGTCCCAACAATTGAAGAGCATGTTGAGAATGTTGGAATTACTGATGTTTTCTACGAGGGAAAGATTGAACAGTCTTATTGGTCATGGGATGGTAAAGTAGATTTCGATAGATTTATGGTTATAGGAAGGAAGTAATATGGGAAGAGCCAGAGTTGTTGCACCACCACCCGAGGATTATATCCCAGAACCTTTAGTATCACTTCCACCAGAGCCAGTTGAAGTAGTTGTAGAAGAGTGGGTTGACGGAAACTTCCAAGAAGAAATTATTGAAGTTGAGATTAATGAACCCTCTCAAGAAGAACTTGATAGAGAAAAAATCGCGCAAGAAAAACATGAAGAATTGCAGAGACAGAAACTTGCCGTAGTAGAAGATGCGAGAGTAGCGGAAGAAACAATCGCACGAGCAAAAGAGATTATAGAAAACCCTCCTGTGAAAATTGAGACTGTAGTTGAAACAGTTATAGAAACCGTTCATATTACAGACCCAAAATTGGTAGAAGAATTACAAGTTCTTAAAGCAGCAAATGAAAAACTTATCGAAGAAAAAGATGCGGTAGAAAAGGCAAGAGAAGACCAGATTGTAAAAATGCGCCAACAAGCAACAGACAAGCAAGTCAGTCAGTTGAATATGGTGCAGGCAAGAAAACCTACTTTACTTAGTAAAGTAAAAGATTTCTTTCGACGCAGAAGAATCAAACTTGCTACCGTTTCTCAGGCGAACTACGAACAGGCAATTATCTACCAAGCATCTGTTGCTGTTCCAAAGATGCTAGACGAAATTGAAAAGATGCATGAAAGTTTGACTATCTTAGAAGAACTTCTAGCGAAAAACAAAGAACGTCAAAAGATTAAAGTTCGGTGAAATCTACACCCGTAATATCTTCAACCATTGATTTCCAGAGGTCCTCATGAGGAACGACATAACCGAGAGTGAGGCGCTTGCTGCGGCTACCAGCACAGTGATAGAAGACCTTATCGGCCTCGCTACGCCTACCGAAGTAGCCGACCTTGACCGACCATCCCTTGGGGTCCCAAAGAGTGACCATTTCTTTTGTTATTGGATCTAGATATCTAAAGTAGCCGCCATTCTCTTCTGTATTATAAGAAAGAAGAATGTTGTGGCCGCTTGCATTCCAGTTTGTGTGCCAGCCCATAAATCCATTTTCTGGATAATAAACATGAACCGCATTGTTCTTAGCGCCAAGAAACGAAATTAATTCACGATTGAGTTTCTGTTGCTTTTCGCGGTGAGTGGTAGGAACAGTATCTACCATTCCGATATCACAACAGAAAGCAGTTTCTGGATAGCCTTCATGCTCTCCATCTTTGCTGACAATTTCATTCATATACTTTTCAGAAGTGCCGGTGTCGATATCAAATTGTCGGCGTCTATCCGGCTCTCTCAATTTGTCATGGTCGGTTTGTGAGAAGAACCAATCCGTATATGGTGTAAGGATTTCCAGAAGTTCTGGATTTATGTTACTGGAAACTTTCATTATTTGTCTCTAACCCACGGTGGTAATGTATAGTGATAGATGACAATCTCTTGTCCCTGTAATTCTTCTTCTTTGTATCCAATTACAAAATTCCATCTTGCATCAGGATCTGGAAACCTGCCCGTTCTAACACCAGTATTTCCATATGTCAATAGGCGCCACATTGTAAATGTGTCCCACTGCATTGCATCTGCTGGATAATGTTGCCGGTCGTAGCCGGGTTCATTCTGACTACAATATTCTCCCCACCAAGAACTCATTAGTTTCAGTGTCTGTATATTATTACGGTATACAAAAAGACCACAATGCTCGGTCATTTCTTCAGTCTCAGATAACTTTGTAAGAGCCGCGTTATATGGCCGATTTGCAGTAAACAAAACGTCTACATCATCTGGAATCTGATTAAAGATTTTTTGAATGTCTTCGTGCCGAACTTCTGTATCACAGTCCATATAAACTGTCAAGTCATAAGGTGTTTTATCTAAAGCCCACAGCTTGGCTCTCTTATGATATGGAACATCATCTGTAATGACATTTTCAAAGATGTCATAGTCTTCTGGTTCCACCCATTCTGCATGAGTGAATAAAGTAATCTTTGCTTCTGGCCAATAGTCTAGAAGAGACAACGCCGAATTCTTAGCAGCGCGGTAGTAGCCTCTGCGTAAAGATGCTACGTAAACAAAACCATTATTTTCCATCGCTCAATGCTTCTTCTGACTGAATCAACATAACGGTATAAGCCATAACTTCAAGCGCAGACTTTGATCTGCGTATCTTGGTCTTTAATGGCTTGTTGGTAGAATTCTTGATAGTAGCAATTTCAAATGCTTCTAGTTTAGCCTCAAAAAGAGCCTCATCTTTGCGGCGTTGTTGATCTACCTTAGAGCGTTCCATGCGCTGGCGAACTTCTTCGGAGCGGCGCTCTTCTCTGCGACGAGTGTTCTCATCAATCTGTTCTTCGGTGAACTTTTCCATAATAGCAATGTAATCTGGATTATTGCCCTCACCCGACACGGATGCGGGCAATCTCTTACCATCTGGATAGATGATAATAACCATTACTTGCTTTAGTTCTTTATTTAACCAAAAGGGTTCGTCGTAGTCTTTAGTTTCCACTACTTCACCCGACGGTATAATTACCGTATCTTCATCCACAATCATTCAACTCTCCATAAAAAGAAATAATATAAAGTATATAGTATAGTTTAAGCGGTACGAATCCAAAGAGATACTGTTGATACTGTATCTTTAGTTGCTTGAATTGTATCGCCTGCATATGTGCCAGAATATGTTCCAGTATAAGTTCTGCTACCAGCATATGCACCGGTGTATGTTCTTGAACCGGCAAAACTATTTGCATACGTACCAGAGTAAGTTCTGGAGCCAGAATAGTTCGCAGAATATGTTCTGTCACCAGCAAATGCGCCAGCAAAGTTTGTCGCCGCCGAAACATAGCCCGCGTTAGCATATGTTCTAGTACCAGCAAACGTGCCGCCAACGAAACCACCAAAAAAGCGAGTATAGCTGGCTGAATATGTTCGTGATCCCGCAAACGGTCTAGTGCCAGAGAAGTTAGTCACGTAAGAACCCGTATATGTTCTAGTTCCGGAATACGTTGTGCTGTAAGTTCTGGTACCAGAAAAAGTATTTGTGTATCCCGCTGGTGTATACGTTCTAGTCCCAGCATATCCTACGTTAGAATATGTTCTAGTACCACCATAGTCGCCGGTATAGTTTGCAGATGCGACTTGCTCACGGGTATCAGAAGCTGAACCCATGCTAACCCAAGTACCAGGAGATGGCGATGATGCTTGGATCTTATATGTACCAACACTGGTGCTGATAATACGATTTCTGAAATAAGGAATCATTTCCTGAATTTCAGTATCGGTCATTTGCTTTACGTTATTGCCGCTGTATGTCTTTAGTGGGCGAAGATCGGCATCAGGCGATGTTGTGGCCGCAGTCTTCTGCCAAATATAATAAGTTGTGTTGCCACCATTTGCAACATCGGTAATGGTGTATCGTGAGGTCCATGTACCGCCACTTGGCGCCGAACCAGCAAGACGATACTGACCTGCAGTATACTCTGATTCAGTAACCATTGCTGTTACCGCTTGGTCAATAATATCATTGCGGATCTGAGCATCTGTCATTTGCTGAATTGCAGCGTCATATTGCAGCGGACGATTTGTTATTGTACCTGCATCTTCAGCAGTAATTTGCTTTGCATAATACGTTACAGTGGTTATAGCACCAGTAGCAGGGTGTGTGCCAGTCGCTTCGTCCCGATCTGTATCAACAAATGTGCCGATTGCGGTACCAGAAAGTGCGTTTGCTGTATCAATATTGAGGTCGGCGGTGTTAGAACCATTACCTACTGCACCGGCAAATCCTACTGTGATCTTATTAGCAATATAATTTTTAACTTCCGCATTTGACATGGTTTGCAAACCCTGAAAGTTTGCAGAAGTAATCGGTGTAGTAGATGCTTTGAGCTTTAAAGGGTTCATTTTCTATAACCTTAATTTAGTCTTGTGCCGCTTGAATTAAATACCAACAGAGGTGTCAGTGAATACCAATCTGTAGCATCCTTAGCAACAAAAGTAGCAGATGAACCAGCAGCTACCGTGATAGCAACGTTAACCGTTCCACCGTTAATCTTGTCTGATACGTTTGGATAAACTAGAAGATTTGTTGCAGTAGTATTAACAACTGTATAAGTCAACGAGGCTTCGGCTGTTGGAAGTTTAACACCTGCTCCAGAACCCACTGTAGTGATAATATTATAAACATCCGAAAGTTCTGTTGCACCAGACTGGTTTGTTCCTGCCGCAGAAACAGTAGCCGAGATGGAAGGCTTTAGGTCGCCCGTTAGAGTAAGATTACCAAACGTAGGATTGTCACCCGATTGATACTTATCAGTATTAAGATTGTTGAAGTTATTATCAACTTCGGTATTTGTAAGAGGTGACCCCTTTACGGATCTAAGTATAACTGTGGCCATATCTATCTACCTTGGTTCTGTAAGACTTGTTGCAACAACAATTTGATATCTAACATCTCTTGTTTGACACTATTTATATCATTTTCAAATTGTCGAAGCTGGTTTGTTTGTTCTCTTTCTTTGTTTTTTCTAGCTTTGTATGCTGATAATCCAGCAACATCGGTAGAAATAATGGCTTTTGAATGACCATCTCTAACATATTTAGTTGTGTCGTCCAGATGATATCTTTGCTGCATATTATACCTGAAGAGCTATTGCGCGAAGTTCGCGGCATTTTGGAACAACACTAGTTTTGTCCGAAAGAAGAACTACCTTAACTGCAAAAGTTTTGTAGCCAGTATAAGTCACACCGTCAGTTGTATATTCCAATACACCATCACCATTCAATTCCGTTGATGGAATATCATATGTATACTCAACAAAACTGGAAGAAGTAACTGTGGGTGGAGTAGTTGTTAATTCAATCCACTCTTTTTCTTCAAACGGGGCTGGGTCACTTTGATGTAGGAATCTGCCATATACCTTTACGTCTGTTCCATTTGGAACATACTGACTTAGATATACTCTAAGGTCTTCTGCTTCCTGTCCATCATCTAGAACAACTTGACGAGAAACATATTTCGATCTCGCATCACCGATACCAAATTCTTCATCGGCCGCATCATTATTAACATCGTTTGCGATTGCAATCATAGAACATTTTCTAAGATCAATAACAGGCGAAACAGTAGACGTTTGGGATCTCATACCAAGTTGAATTTTAAACGACTTGTCTCCATCGAGATCGTTTTGCTCATTTGAATATGAACGAATAGCAGCATCGATGGTCAATTCCGTCGTTTTATCTGGCACAAAATTCTCATATGTTGTCGATGCTTCTGTTTCGGAACCAGTATTTGTCGTGGCAGAATATGAAAAAATGAGTTGGCATGGAGTATGATCCATATATGCAAGATTGGCACCCAATGCATTCAACACTTTATCTTCAAGTTCTGCTATTAGAGCATGAGAAGAGCCGTTGCCTACTCGGTCGTTTACAGCGAAGTTTCCGCTCTCAACATAGATCTTAGCAACGTTGTATAGAGTATCGTAAGTATGAGCAAAGCCGGAATTGAGAGTAGCACCGATATTTGCATTCGATCCACCAGTCATAGTCAAAGTTGGATTGCTGGTGTATCCAGCGCCGGGATTTGTCACTGCTACATTAGTCACTGCGCCACCGGTAACAGTAACTGCAACCGTAGCATTCGTTCCGCCCGTGGCTATTCCACCACTTAATGTGCGGGCGACAACTGTTGCAACTGTGTATGTTAGACCTGTTAGCGTGCCAGCAGTAGTTACAATTGCAACATCAGCTTGAGTTGTTAGTGTGAATCCAGTAACAGCGCCAACCGAACCTGTAACAGCAGAAACCTTATAGACAGTTCCTGTGGCATACCCAGATATTGTAGCAGTACCACCCAGAGTACCAGTGATAGTTATAAGATCACCAACAACAAGTTTCGAAGCACCGCAAGTAAACTGGCCTGCAGTTCCAGAAACAGCCACAGTAGCAACAAGGGCACTACCATAACCAGTGCCTGCGTTGATTATATTAAACGAGAATCCATGAATTTTATCACCAGGAGAAAATTCAGAACTTGAGAAAGAATCAAATTTTGCGTAATCGATATCATGTGTATTCAGTGCGACCGTACCAGTTGTGTCGATTTCAAAGTTTGCTCTCTGTAAACTAAACTTAATATCTTCTGCCTGCCATGCGGTCCAAGTTCTGTTGTTCGCAGATGTGAATAAAACACCGACATTAGGCTGTTCTGAAATACGAGTTGTTGTGTTGAGTTGGTCTTCGCCCAATTCAGACACCCAAATTTCATAGTTAGGGTCATTACCCGCAGGAAGAAGAACAAAACAATATTCAGTATTGTTTTGCAAGAATACTGGCGACGGGAAAGTAAACTTAGTTGACGTAGCACCATTTTCGGCATCGATGTTTACCTGACCAGGAGATAGTGTTACTTCACCAAAAGGAATTACTCTATCACCCGGATAACCATTTATGACTTCGCGGAGTTGCATCGTGATAGGATTTGTCAAAGATTTTTTCTTAAAGAAAACATCCAGTGAGGTCACATAACATCCAAACGGCACTTCCGAAACTATAAACGTCTGAGCGATTGGATCCATTCTCCAGCGCATAAAGTCTGTTGGGAATATAAAGTCATCAAATACGACTTCTGCTGCCGGCTGAACAATCGGCGAAGGGTCAGGAGCAGTTGGCGGAGTGACATTAGTTACCTCAGTGACGTTATTAGTTACCTGAGTGATATTCGTATTATTTACTTCCTGAGTTACCTGAGTAACTTCTGTAACATTTGTGGTGTTATTAATTGTTGTAAATGTATTATTTACAACTGTTGTTTGAACAACACCCACTGCTCTTTCACCAAGACGATTTACCGTGGTATTGCTATCAGAAACCGATCTACTATCTGAGAGATTCACTGCTGCCACGTTGGCAACTCTTGTCGAGATTACAGTATCTTGGACACTTTGTGATAAACCATTTGCAGAGAATGTCATTGATGCAGAGGTAGTAATAAACTTAGCTCTATTTTTAGAATCATCTGCAAGTCTGAATAGCTTTTCTCCAACACGGAAAGTACCAGCAGGAATTCTGAATTGACCAAAGCATTCACCCGATGCATTCGTGATTAGCGGATCGCCATAATCACCAGTTGCTAGGGATGAGTTTTGAACAGAATTTGTTGTGCCACTAACAATACCAGACAGTGGACGACAATGATCCTCAACAGTAGCGCCATCAAAGAATGGATAAACACGAGAAAGCGGCTTCATTCTCGTTGCTTTAAACGTTACTATAATAGAACGCATAAACGGAATAATAGAAGTATTTGTTACTCTAGGACCAATTCTCTGAGTTTGCGTTTCCGGTGTTACCGAGAGTTGGACGCCTTGGCGAGTTTGTCTTTGTTCTGTTGTAGTCGTTACAATAGCAATATCTTCTTGGAAAAGAGTATCGCCTCGTATTGCAGTGTTACCTGCCGCAGCCTGTGTATTTGTAGAAACTCTACCAGTTCCGGTATCTTGCCAATCTTCCCACTGGGTACCCCATGCATCGGCAAGAGTTTCCCATGCATCATAGTTACCATCAAAGTTAGCAGAAATATCAGGAAGTGTTGCGGTATCGGTCCAGTTATCGACTGGTGGGTCAAGTTCCATATCACCGATATATGTGAACAGAAGTTCACCGGTGCAATTACGGAACTTAGATGCTTGCAACTGGCTTATCATCGTATATTCTACATACGGCAGTGTCAGTAGATCACCAGTTTTTGTAATGTTAGTGGAGTTTGTTGAATCGTATTGTAGATCCACATTTTCCATAAAGAAAAATGGACGCATTTCTTTTGCGGTAGGATCGATAGCAATATGGTATTCATTACTTAAAACATTACCAACATTATGACCAGTGAAAGCATCCACAAGAATACCATTCTTGAAGCGGTCTAAGCCATTGGTATCTGTAATGCTTAAATCACTGGCAGATTTTTCCAGTAGATTTAGAGATGTATAATATTCAAGTCGATTTAGTCGCTGTTCTAATTGGCCGATATCCCGCATTGTATAGCGACGATTATCAATCGATTTATACTTAACGCCATAGTCGGTTCTACTCACCGACTTAGCAACGCTGGGTGCCAGCGAAGGATATGGAGGAATATCCACAATCGCAATAGACAGAGAATTCTCTGGTTCTATCGGTTCAACGGGAGATAAGGAAGAGACACCATATACAGAGGAGAATACACCCTCGTCGTCCATAACAATTCTATCTTTACGTCCTAGATAATACTCAATGTCTGTAGTAAATTGTTCTGTCGGGAAAGGCGTAATAATTGCAAGACCAGTAGGACCACTTGGTGAAGAACCTACTGCAGGATTAACTGTCGCTGAGCCAGGACTTGTAGTGAATGTAATAGTATCATCCCAGCGAGGACGAAAATCTAGTGTGTCGCGAAGATCATATGTGACCCCGGAGGTTGTAGAGGTATAAATTGGAATTTGTTCTGTGCGAATTTTACCCGCAGGTGTCGTTTCGTCATCTACAGGATATGAATCAACAGTGTAGAAGTTGTATACAGTAGATGGAGAACCGCCATGAGTAAAGTAGTCAAATGTCACAACCAACTTTTTGTCTGTTAGCGTAAGACTTGTACCCGGCTTTTTTACAATTCTGGCGTTTGCGTAGAAGCCGTCTCGTTGACCAGTATCGAAGTTGAACAGCGAAGTTACATCTGTTCCGTCTGCCTGAATATCTGCCGCGGTCTCATCGAAATCACCAATCTTTACCGTGCGAAGTTTGTAACCATCAGACGCACCCAAATTATATGTGCCTGTAGTGTTGCCACTATCTTCGGTATCCAGAACAACTACTGCGCTTTCTTTAAGTTCCTTAGTTACTTTATTTGCGTTAGCAACTTGTACCTTACAGTGAACGCGAATGTTTGTGGCCGCGCTGATTGCTCCAGGGAAAGTTACTGTAATCTGTGTTCCGGTATTAGTTACAGTTACACTAGCAGTAGATTGTAGATTTAATACTGAACCTATTTCATATGCCACACTATTAATAGTGCAAGCGGCTTTTGTGGTAACAATAATATTATCAAGAATTTCTGTGTTAGTCAGTGTTCCAACTGTAAACGGAAAACTCTCGGGTGAACTTACCGAGAATGTAATAGTGTTGCTGCTATCAATAGTGTCATCAAACTGTTTGTTGTAGACAAAACTATTGTCAACCGAAACAGGATTTGTAGTCTTTAATGCTCTAGCAGGAAACTTGAAAAGAAGGCTGTTGAACTTACTCTCGTATAGGTATGCTTTACTATCTACCAGAACAACGTTTGCATGGCCGTCGGCGGTTGTATCGTAGTAAACGCCCGCAACATCTTCAAAGTTATATGAAGATGTCATTTGAATGTCGTAGAGATACATACGGAATTGCGTATTATATGCGCCAGGTGTACCAGTCTCGTGAACGATATGACGAACTCTAGCTGTGCCGATTTGTGATCCTGGTGCCGCCGTGGCAGATTGTGTGCCACCCGTTGGAGAGCCGGATGTGCCAATCGCATTCGCGGCGGTGTCACGAAGAGACACTGTATCCCCGGCTGCAATATCCCAGTTACCGCAGAAGTTGTCAACTAGAATATAGCTACCAAATGCAGTAGAGATAGGAACTTCATTTACAACCTTAGTTGTATTTCCTTTTGGAACAACTATATATTCTGTTTGTCTGGTTTCGTATGCATAACCGCGAACATATGCTTTACCGGCTTCGATACCAATTGCTAAAAGCGTCTCATCACCGCCCGCTGCGGGGGTGGTCGCATTGTATGGTATTAGACCATTATTAGTTCCTGTGTCAAGGTGTTCTTTGATTAAAATAGGAAACGCTTTTACAGTATAGTTGCCCGATTCATCGAAAGTGCGTTTTGCAAGATTGCGACCAAGGTCTGCATAAATGCGGTCTTCGCTCACAACATTTTGTAACTTACCACCAACAATTGATATATACTCTGAGAAACCGTCGTCTGGCGTGGCATCTAGCGCATATTTTGCAAGAGATGCTGTTGTTACATATCTATCGGCACCAGGCGCTGCATAGTTAAATGTACCCTGTGCAGGATCCAAAAGATCGGGGTCAGTTTCATGTGTAACAATACTTTCTACAATCTCGAACCCAACTCTAAAGTAAGGGTATGAATTATATTTTAGTAGTTCGAGAGTAGTTTTAGTAAAAGGAAGAAACTTACCATCTAGAAAAATAATACCATCATCTAGAGTTACGAATGACCCTCTACCATAATAATAATTACCTTCTTCGAAAGTATCATCAACTACAAAAGTATCAGTAACTTGATCGCCGGTTTCAGATTCTATTACACGAATTGTTTCACCTGGAGAAAAGTGAACTGCGTCCGTCGATCCATCGCCCGTAAGATATCTCAAATAAAGTGTGTTAAGATCAGGTGAGTCAGCTTCCGAGCCGCCGCTGGCATAAATAATTTCTGCTTGTATCGAAGATGTTAAGCCAATTACTTTAGCCCCAACATAATCTTCAATATTTTCAATCAAAAATCCAGAAGCATCTTCGTCAAGGACTTTAATGAAGTCTCTTGCGGTATCCAGTTTGAACTCACAACCAGCAACTACCGAACCATTTTTAAAAACATGGCTGCCGAATTTTCCAACCTGATCTTGAAGAATGGTTTGAAGTTGTGTTAGTTCTCTTGCCTGAACAGCATAACCCGGCTTGAACAGAATTCTATTATAGTTTTTTGCAATCGCACCTTTCGACGGGTCCAACGGGACATAAGAATCGTCAAAATACGGGGGTACATTTAAGTCCAAGGCCATGTGTAACTTCTCTCTTAAAAGTTAATAACTGTTCTAATCTTTTCTACTTGATCTGCTTGTCTATTAATGGGCAGGCGATTTTCTATATAAAGAATTTCGCCTGTAGTATTAATAACATCTGGACTAGTTAGACTATTTATAGTCAATCCAGTAACGCTCGTTCTATTATTTGTCAAAATAGAATCTACTGTGATAACTGGAATTACGGGAAGAAGGTATACTTGATCTGTAGCTTCTTTAATCTGAGCAACAATAAATCTTCCGCCACCGTCTGTCGAAATGGAATCATCGTTTGAATAAACGGTGGTATCATCAACTGTAATTACATAACAGGTCGTGCCAGTCTCTGCCATAAAATTGTCCATTTCATCATCTAATGGATTTTTAACAATACCAAGTTGACGATAATCGTTATTATAAAAATAATCAGATGTATCATTTGTCAAATTTACTGAAAGACATACTGTTTTGGCATAAAGTTCTTTTACTGGATTTGCGCCATGACCATAATACGGTGAAACGGTAGCTGTTGCTGTTGCACCAGAACCGAAGCCTAGAATATTGTTGAATGATACTTCTGCAAAAGTATATCCTGTACCAGGATTTGTAACATCAACTCGGTCAATTCTACCCAATTCGTTTACAAATGCAACTGCTTCCGCGCCAGTTCCATCGCCCGTTATAGTAACTAGAACGTCACCGGAAGAATAATTCTGCCCAATTTCTAAAAGATTAATTCTATCCACAGTTCCAGGAACTGCAGCCGCCTCGATACTTTCTTGGACTAAGGAAACTGGCACATTGCCCAAGGATACTTCTGCGGTAGCACCCGCGCCGGTTTCATTATCTACAATTTCAATATACGCAAATGAATATCCACTGCCCTCGTGGGTGATAGTAATGTCTGTAATTTCGTCATCGGTAACTACAGCCACTGCCGTCGCGCCTACGCCGTCGCCCTGAATAAGAATTGTTGGTAAATCTTCTGGATCGTACCCGGTTCCACCTGAAGTTACAGTGATATCATCAATGTTACCGTTGATGTCGTATAACGGAACACCTACTCCTGCCATCTTACGAACAGGAATAAAATCGGGAGTAAGAAACTTCAATTCATCTGACGCTTCTACCTTAAACATGTATTTCCACACATAGCCGTCTGGAAGTATGAATGGATTAGTAACATCTGTGCTGTTAGGTTTATTATAACTAGGCGCACCGTCGTTATTGTTCAAACATTTGTATACGCGCATATCATCCGTCAAAACATAGAAGTCCTTAGTTGATAAGTCATCCACATCATCGTAATGATCATAAACGTTGCCCGCAATCCAATCGATACGACGAATCATCATAACAGCATCCGGCTTTTGGACACGCTTAACAAACATCATATTTCTATGTGTTTGACTGTTATATGACTCAGTATCAAGTGGGTCTTCTGGCGCGTCAGTCGGTGACCATTTTGTGGTTTTACCCACAAAGAAATAAAAGAAGTCGTTCTCGTTAACTATGTCACGATAGAAACTTCTTGCTAGTTCATTTCTAGCCAATGTTCTTAGCAATAGAGCCACGGTTTATAACCTATTATTCTACAGTGACAGTCCAAGTGATTGTCATCGAGTCACCTGCAGCCTTGTTGATAACTGCAAACTCGGTGCGACAAAGCATTGTGCCACCTGAAGAGGCGTTGAAAATGCCTGCTTCAGTAACAGCACCAGTGCCGGTACCAGCAGCGAACGTTGCAACGTATTCTACAGAATTGTCAGTAACTGTTGTAGAAGTTAGCGATACGCGACCAAGCGAAGTCTGAAGTGCAGTGTCGGCTGGGGCAGGATCAGTTGTACCCGAGCCGATTGCCATGTGAGTCATTGCTGTTTCAGTGGCGTCCTTCATGCGTGATGCGATGTAGTCTAGGCCTGCGTCAACAACGAGGTTGGTTACATTAAGTTCTTGCTTAAGGTTGCCTGCATTGTCATTGACAACGATAGATAGCTTACCTGTAGCTGAAAGGAAATCCTTATTTCTCATGAGTATTATACCTTCTTCTTGTGTTAAATCGAATTGTTACTTCCAACGTAATCGCCTGCTTCATAAGCGCCAGAAGTATAATCATATGACCAGTAGTCTTGTGTATTTATATTGCCTATTTCGCTTACTGTGGAAGTTTCTACTAGATTTTTGTTGATACTAGAGTATGTATCTTCCATGGTGTGAAGCGTAGACTGTGCAGCCTTACCCGGCTCAATTATCTCAATATTTTCATTGACGCCGTTTGGTAAGCCATCGCTAGACGCCTTATTTACCGAAAGTGAATTACTGTCCGAGATAGAAACACCATCGGTTAATGTTTTTGTGAACGAAGTTTCTAAAACATCCGTGACTGTAGGATCATCATTCGGTATTGTGTGTGTGAGATCAATTGAGTCTATGCTTTCAGTTACAGTCACCGTCTCATTGATTAACTTGGTGATTACCATATACGGTATACTATCACCCGAAGCTACCGTTTCTGTTAGTCCTTTACCCGCTTGAATGGATGCGGTATCAATAGTAGATAGAATAATATCTGTTTCATATTTGTAGAAGTCAGATATCGAACTATCAGACGCAATATAAGATTCACTGATATTTCTCAGGAAACCGAAATAGATATCATCTGTGGTAAGTGGAATATCCAGCAGGGTTTTACCCACATCAAAGGTATCAATGATATCACTTGTTACCGGAGTGTCAACTACACTCTTACCAACAGAAAAATTGTTAAGAATATCAGAAGAAGTAACAATATCATCACCGGATATATGCTCAAAGGTAGTTCCTCCAATTGAAACATAATAACCAAATGGCGTTGCAGCACCAGAAATAATAGTAATAGCACCTTCGTTATCGATACTAATAGTCATAGTATAAAGACCACCATCACCGGTTATTTCAAAAGTAGTACCATAAAGTGCGCTGGCATTATCAAACGGAGTAACATAAGAAAATGATACGTTCTTACCGACATGAGATACATGTTGCTCCTCGGCAAGATATGTATCATTAAGTGTCTTCCTAAAGTCTACTGCAATATCATAACTTACACCAAGAATTTCTACTGCTCGAACAATTTCAACTGGGAATTCATAGAAGTGAATTGGTTGACGAACAACTTCAAACGAAGCACCAAGCTCTAGGGTGCTACCTAGTAATAGTTCACTGAATATCGCCATACCGGCTGGGTGAACAGTGTTTTTCACCATTGTCATCCAGTTAACAGATGGCACCTTGGAACGAAGGACATACGAATAATTCTGGTAATAGTAATTGTCTTGGAGTTTATTAACATCCGACAACATACCTTGACGATTCTGGAATCCTTCTTGTATAGAAGTTATTGCTCCGGTAGTGAAGCTCAGGACACAATTTGATCCAGATGTTGATGTTATCGTAGCTGTAAATGTCTGTGCTTCAAATCCACTGCCACTTGAGAAGATTCTTACCTTTGTAGGTCTTCCTTGAGCATTGACGCTATCAATAATAACACTGGCTCTATTATCTACGCCGAACTGAACGTAATCGCCCGCGAAATAATTTAGAGACGTATCTGGGAAACTGAATACATATTGCCCAGTTGTTCCGCTTTCGGAAATTGAGTATACTTCACCTTGTAAGAAGCCATAATTAGGTGAACCAGAAACGCTGACAATCCCTACGGTGTCTGTAATGCTACGTGAAACATAACCATACTTATCTGTAAACTCATCAATATATACAAACGACCGTATGGTATCCGTGCTAAACGATATGATAGTGGATTCTTCTGTGTATCCTGTGCCGCCGGTTAACATCGAAACATATTCGATACCACCGGTATCATTTAGATACGCTTGTGCCGTTGCTCCAGTAGCATCAATGTCGGAAATAAATGTAACGGCTGGAATTGCATTGTAGCCACTACCGGAGGCATCCATTGCATCAATGAATCGCTGTTCGGCGCCAGTGCCTGCGGAAGTAAAGTTGATAAAGTATTCTTTAGATAACGCATGAAAATTGCCGACACCCACTGAGGTAAGATTCAACTCACTATATGTTGAAATAGTTACATAGTCTGCCGCAAAATAGGTATCGTCTAAACAATATCTTGGGTCACTATCGATTAAAGATTCTGCGAGTTTGATTGTATTGTTATTAATTTTAATAACATAATACACGCCGGTATCATCAAGGCCGCCGATTCCGGTAGAATCTGCCTTATATACAACCAGATCGCCAGTATTATAACCATGTGCCGCTATCGTTATGGTATTAGTAGAAATGTTTACATTGGCACTTTTAAAAAAAGTTCTTGTAGGAACTTGTTGCAACGCAATTTTGTCACGATACAATCGAAAATATCTACTGTCAATTACTTTAACAAAATATTGTCTATATGGAATTAATCCGCCAATTGCCGAGCCTTCCATAGGATCATAGATAACACAATCGCCAGTTGTAAACCCATGGTCTGGAATTAAAAATCTGGCATATATGTCAAAGTTTTCAGCCGGATCGAAGTCTCTAGAAGAAACTGCCGGGTCACCAGTAATGGCCTTTATTTCACCATCAACTATCAGTGGCACAGCATTTCCACCTGCGCCAGGAAGAGTGACAGTATCATTTTCTTCATGCTTAACATAAAGTTCATATGTTGGAACAGTAGAATATGCTAGTCTAGTTACTTCATCAACTATAATATCATGTGTCTCAAAGGTTGCAACACTGCCAATATTAATGTGAGAATATATCTTCGCTCGTTTACCCTTTAGTTCAAAAGGATCCAATGAGATGGTATCATCTGTTGTGATACGCATTTTTTCGCGATTAATCCAAACACCATCGGATGCTTTTAATACAAACTTTGATGGGTATATAATATCAACATGTTCGTTGAAGAAAGTTCTGAATATGAACAGAATACTTTCTTCTGAACCTTTTGCCTCATAAAACTCTCTAATAAATTTTATAAGACGCTTATCCGTAATAAGCGAATCTTTCGGGAACATCTGTAAATATTGTTCACGAAACGATGGAACAAAGGCATCAAGTGTATTATTGATATCAGAAAACGAGCTGGCATTCAATAGAACATTATTCGCCTCTCCGTCCTGATCTAGAAACTCATAGTATTTTTCTAGAAAAAGAACGAATTGTGGGAATTCTGCTCTGATATAATCTGGAACTTGATTTGCAATCAAATATGCCAGAGAATTTTTGAAATCCGACATGCATTAAGTTCCGATTATATTGATTGTTGTGCCTGTGATATAATTTCCCGTACCTGAGATTGTAGAAGTATCTTGTGCTAAAACCAAATTCTTATTTGCATACGCGGTGACCGCATACGTATAGGAAATATCCTCATTTACTGGTGCCATAATGATGTCCGGTGATGAACCTTGTGGCTTAATATAAATTCTAAGATAAAAATCCGTACCAGAAATAGTATTAATATATAAACTAGGTATCAAGATTTTACCTGTTTGATACTCTATTGTTCCTACGGCAGTTGATATCAGGACATTAGTATCATCATACAAATCTAATACACCCGGCAGCGAATCATCTTCGGTATAACTATCTCGTAGATAACATGTCACTTCTTTACCCGATGGTAATATCGTGGTAAAAAGGTTTGATCTTACACTATTGGGGGTGATTGTAGTATTATATGCAAATGAAATTCTATTATTTTCGGCCGTGAATGGCTCGTATGCTCTATGCAGATTCATTTCTATATTAGTGGCATAGATAGAAGTTGAAACAGAATTTAATAATTCTAACAATTCTGAATAGTAAAAGTTCTTTTTTACTTTAGAAGTTGTATTTACAAAATAACTCGCCAAGTATTCAGACATAGTATTCTGAATAACGGAAGCAGACACAGATGTATTATTTTTTAAATATCTGGCTGTTATGTTAAGGCTAATATAAAGATATGAAGGATCCACAAATACTGGCTGGATTCCAACTACACCTCTAGGCTTTAGAATGTCCCGTGCAATAGATGTCTTATCGGATTCCGTGATAACGCTATTTGGTAGAGGCTCAATTGAAACGAAAACTTTACCATAGATAGGAGGGTCATTATCTTCTCCGCCCCAAACAGTTATCGAATTGATGTTGGCGTATTGACTCTCAATTAGTGCCATATAGTCTTCGGCAGTCACCGCTCTATTCTTTGTAGCATTGAATTTAGGAGCAATATAGCGTATCGAATCTGTTGTCTGTGCCGCTGCTCCGCCATATGATGCTGCACTTGAAACAGAAATTGTTTCTCCTGTCCCAAGAATTACAGACTTTGCTGTTAATGTTGTAATGCCATTAGCACCAGCGCCGCCGCTTACGAGATAATCTATAGTAACAATATTACCCGTTGTTAATTTTTTACCCAAAACGTTGTCGCCAAAACGGACTTCAACTAATGCATTTGCATTTTCTTCAACAAAGAATGCTCTTGTAGTTCCTGTGAGAGAAACTATGTTCAGTTCTTGAACAAACGTTTGCATCTCTAATTCACTTGTTGATGTCTGGACTTTACATGTTACAGTAGACGTATCGACATTTGTATTTAAAAGTTCAAATGGGCCCGATTCCGTATCTGCGGTAACAGTAAAGAAGTTATTAGTTCTTACGCCTTCAACCAGAGTTGCAACGAATGTGAAAGTTCCGTCTGCTTTTATCGCAGTAATATCGTCTTCAGGATAAAATGTATACGTAACACCATCTGAGCCAACTCCTCTAAACCCTATATTTTTACTTATAGTAGCCACGCTTGATGTATAAGAAAGCGGCGGAGTTATAGTAATAGTGGCATCAACTCTGGCGGAGCGAATTGAGCGAGGATTATATCCAAGAGATTTAGAAATCGAGACAACAGACGATCTTTTTACCGCACTGTCAATAAACATTTCGTTTGCAAGAAGATGCGCGAGAGTGGCGTTATAGTGAGTATTGTATGCAAGAATATCAATTAAAACCGACAGACCAGAACCATCAAAGTTGTAGTCCGCAAACTCGGTTTGACTTTGTAGATATGTCTTTAGATTTTCTCTAATACCAAAAAAATCTAGTTCGGTAACATTTAATTGAGCCATATTATCTGCTTCTTCTTAGAATAGTTGAAAAATTAAAAGGACCTTCGATACCATAGACATAAAAAGTAATGTTCACCGAAAAAGTATTTGTATCATATTCAGGAACAACCTCTATGTCTTGCGCTCTAACTCTTGGTTCATATTTGTTAATCAATATTTCAAGTTCAAGTTGCAATCTATTGGCTGTAATAACATCGATATTTTCAAACAATAATGCGTATATGGGAGACCCCAATTTTGGTTGAAAAGGTCGCTCATAAAATCTAGTAAGCACTAGAGTTTTAAGAGATTGTTTAACTGCATTGACATCATATTTCTTCGCAACATCACCCGTCACAGGATTAGCTGCAAACGAAAGATCGAAGTCCGAGTATATTCTGTTTACTTGTTTAATAGACATAAGTATATTTATACATTAAATTAGCCTCTGAGACCCGGCATTTGATCAAATTGTCCTTTCTTTCCATACGCTTTGTCTTCATAGAAACTTTGTGCCCAACCTCTAACTGCTAGTGTTGACGGTTGTCTTAATCCAACGTGAACCCATGGACCATTACAACGCGACGGCGCATGTTCGTAAAGAAGCTGATCGTAAGGAATCTTCAATCCTGCAATAATGTTTGCAACATCGCGGTGTCTGCCGCCTCCATATCCGCAACTTCCGAACTGCATATCAATACCCCAACCAACATTATGAGCCGAACCATTTGTTTTTGGTCGCAGAGTTGATGTAATCACGAGACCTTTGCCAAAACGCTCTCTAATAGGGTCGACACAGAGAACAAAAAGATCACGCAAGTTTTGAACTATTTGATATGCCGTCCATCTTCTACCTGCACAAGATTTTGAGCCAGGAATACTAGCTGAGCCTAGTGCTGTGTTCAATACGTCTCGTAAAGTGTAGTAGTGTGATATCTTAATACTAGATGCCTGAGCATTATAGTTAGCGGATGAAGGAATTATTGGTAGCTTATTTCCTTTAAAATCTGTATCGGTCTTTCTAAGTCCCGCGGCCGCCGGCACTGGAGTTCCCGGTTCAGTGGATGTCGGTGCCCCACCTTCATCGCCCATGAAACTAGGACTACCGTCGCTGTTCGCGCTTGCACAACCAGGATCCTCATTTGCCGGTTCATTTGTGGCCGCAGGTGCAATAGTTTCTGTTGGTTGTGGTTGACCCGCGACTGGGGCCGCCGGAGCAGTAGGGGCGCCGCCGGCTGGCGGCGCCGTCGTAGTTGTTGGCGTATTAGAGTTTGCTACGGGTGGATTTGTTGGTGGTGTTGGTGTTTCTGCCATATATTCCTCTTATGCCAACGATGTATTGGGGTTCAATGCCGTATCGTCGTTGATTGTCGCTTGTTCTGGGAAGGAGATTCCACCCGCCGAATTTAGAAGCTGACTACTACCACCTGACCCCGCCGAAGTAAGACCATCTGGACCACCGATAATAGGTGATGCCGAGACAGATACTGGCTTTTCAATAGGAATTGGATTTGCAAGTGTTGCAATCTTGGCGCCAGTTGCTTCGCTGGCTGGATCCGCCGAATTAGCATTACCAGCAGTTACCGCCGACCCCGGTTCGGTAACAGAAGCTGTTGTTGGACCAGAGACTGGAAGATCGTGATCGTCGCCGCCATTAGTACCAGTATCAGTTCCAGTTGCTCGAAGATTTGTGCTGCCAGCATTCAAAGTGGAAATATTTGCTGTTG